TTTTCGGTGTATGGGAATTTTGATAATGGATTTTCAAAAGATTCCCAAAAATCCGACTTAACATTATCTGAATATTTTCTATCATAATACGGATTAGCATTTGATGTTGCACCACATAGTTCTTTGCTCACAGAATAATCATATGATAATGTCAAACCGTTTTCGAGTGTGTAGCCAGCAAATGCTTTTCTCGTAGCAAATTTTTCATATTTAGTACCCCTGATTGGAATTCTTTTTATGCTTTTTACATTAAATAAATTATTCCCCGATTTTAAGAATGAATAATCTATATCTTTAGAAAAGAAAAATGCTCTTCTATTCCAATAACTTTCATACAAACTTTGGAATTCTTGTTTTAAATCCTGTAGTCTTTGAATTGCTGCTTGAATAGAAACTGGATCTTGAAGATTTAATATATTCTCTTCATGTGATATTAAAGATTCGTGATCTTTTATTATAGAATCTACTTTATTTTCAGTTATCGCATAATGCTCAGATGGACATACACATTGTGTTTCTGCACAAGACGACTGTAGGCATATTTCTTCTTTTTCATTCCATGCAGCTTTGTAAACTTCCTTTGCGGTTTCATACTGCGATATTCTATTGGTTCTTGCCTGTATATTTTTCTGTAGAATGTCTAGTAACTTCTCACATCTCTTTATTTCTAGATCAAATCTATATTTGGTAAATACATCGGGATTTCTCTCAAGATTGAAAAATTCACCTAGACTCAGACTGTATGGATACTCGGTCAAATCATAACTAAGAGTCAACCCACTTCGTTGAAATGGATTTTCGCTGTTCTGGGTTATCTTCGATTTGTCAAAATTTAAAACATCCGTGAAAGATCCTGCTGCGACTATTTCATATGATGACAATTCATTTGTCAATGTATTTCCCACTGAACCGTCTTCCATCAGACCTGCACAACAAACAGAGCATCTATAGACATTCCACTTTTCCTTCAAGTTCATTTTTTTGGCGTATTCGTGTTTCTTTTTCGCCAAAGGTTCTTTTATCTGTGTTTGAATTTTCTTTAAAGTCTCTCCATCCATGTCTGTTATATCAAACATGGTTTGCCATGTTGTATCTTCATTTCTAGAAGATAGAGTATAACCATAATATTCCCAGTTTACTTTTTTCTTTCTATTGAAAAATGCCGGTTCAAAATATCCATATCTTTCATCTGTTTTTCTATTTTCTTCCCATTTTTCTAAATAATCATTTTCAGTTATTATTGGATATTGCTCTATTGATTTCCATTTTTCTCTGTCTTTCAAGTAACTATATTTTATGTTTTTAAACTCATGTGAACCTTGAGTATCCAGATATCTTGCATATGGATCTTGTGAATATTTGGGTTCCACAAAGATATAATATGATCCAAATGCCGATGCATTTATTAGTCTAAGAAAATCCGTCTCAGGATCTCCATCTGGATTCATATCAACTTTTATTATTTTTCTAGCATCCAAATCGTTCACTGTAAATTTAAACGACAATATGTCTTGGTTTTCGTATTCTGATATTATTGATTCTATAGATCGAAAGTTCCAACCATCTATGTCTTGCCAAAAAAGAAAATTAGCAGCATTTGGATTTTTTTTATCAACTGCATTTTCTGACAAAAAATTCATTAACTGAAAGAACCGAATCGAAGACGATGGTTTTCCCCATGGATAATAATCATGATTTTTTCGTATATAAACCCAATTATAAGTCTCATCTGTTTTTATTGGTTTTGCAGTCGAAAACTGAGTTGCGTTCTTTTCAACTATAGTTTTTGACAAATACTGAACTAAACCGTTTTGTCCTGATATAGGACCTATGAAATCTTGATCTAAAAACCCATACTGGGTATAGTTCAAAACAGATAATTCAATTGATGAAAAATGTATTTCCGCTTTTCTTGGAGGATCTTGAGAACCAAGTTCTATGATGTCGGATTCATTATCTTTTTGAAAATAAGATGTTATTGAACAATAAACTCTTTTTGGTTTGTCTATTCCATCCTGATTTATGTCCATTACCAATAAATCTAATGGACTTAATTCCATTCTCTCGATCAGTCTGTTTCTGTCAATTATTCCCAAAGTGCCATTTAATGCAGGAGAAAATATATCTTCTTTTACATACAAATAGCTGAATACCGGATATCTACTTTGGGCTTCTTCGTTCCCATTTGGACCGGCAGCATCAGGAGATCCCAAAAAGTAAACAGGATCTCCAATCAATGAACCTTTTTTATCTCTCTTTTGAATGTATAGAGTAGATATTTCACTATTTGGTATATTTCTGATTGCATCGCTCATTATCATTCAGTTCCGTAAATAAAATTAATATATTGTTTCTTAATTTCTCTTAAGTGTCTTCCATTTATAGTTCGTATATTTTTTCTAAAAATCCATTCGGATTCTAATTTTTCAACAAATGATCTTACAAAATACCCGGATGGGATATTTTTAGTCATGTACCTATAAAGAAGAGAATTTGGATAATCACTCAAATCATCGACAGTATCCGATATTAATGTTGAGGTAATATTTGTGACATCATTATAAGGAGAAACAAATATTTTTGATTGATTGTATGTAAAATATGAATAAAAATCAGAAACAGAATCTAACTTTTTGTCTTTTCTTATAAGAGTCAAAGGAGTACCCAAATCGTTCATAGGTTTAATAACTGTATCTGATGTTGGATCAATATAATTGTAATATTTACCATCTTTTTTCAAAATATAATAATTTTGACCTTCATTTATACTACCACTCAACATAGTAACATCTATTGACCTTAAATATAAATCTTTGTCAACAACAACTCCGTAGTTATTGGGATCTAAAACTCCCGAGGATAACTCTTTGACAACCAAATCTCCTTTTTCTGCATAAGCAGCTGTATCATAATATATGCTATAGAAGGTTTCTTCAGAATACACAGAGTAAAGTTCATCTTTCCATGTCTGGTATGAAGTAGGCCATTCTTTATAGAAATCTATGATTTTATTTTGTAATAAGATCACCCAAAAATAATCAGAAGTATTATATAAAGATAAAGACACTCTGTCTGGAGACATTCCATCTTCTATGAAAGTAGTAGCATCTTTCAGATATTCGGGTTGAAACGAATAATTGATATATGGTCTATTAAAAACATTCATGACCTCTATTAATTCATTATCTAAAGTATAATTGATTGTTTCAAATCCTTGAAAGTATTTCAATTTATTCTCCCATGAATTTTATTCATTTACATTCATCCATGTTGGTATAAAGGCATTTTGTGATCTGCTGTAAGCGACAGGTTCTATCTCAGTCAAATCCATAGTTATTATTTGTCTTGCTGAACTTTTTCCATCAAATGTTTGAATAAAATCGGTTGGAGTATTATTGAAACTAATCATTGCACATGGTAATGGATCTGGGAACCATAATTTTGTAACCTCTGTTTGACTTCCAAATGCATCTGCTATAACTTCAAAAGCAAAAATTGCCGGTGTTTTAAGAATATCATCTCCTGTTGGAACCACTGTTGATAAACCGTGCATTAGTCTACAAAAATTGTTTATATCACTCGCATCCTCATTTTCTGCAGAAAATAGCTCTAGACTTAATCTATAAGACCTTTTTTGCGTACCAAATACTGATATCGCGGTATAGTCCATAGGAACTGATGCATCACCAAAACCTTTTATCAAATATGCTTCAACTAATTCTGCTACACCTTGTCCAGCAATACTTTCTGCTGCTTCTATACCCAACGCCTTTAATCTTTCTTCTACCACATCTCCCTTATTATAACTTTGCCATCTATTTGCACTTTCACTAAATTTAAGTGCAGTTAATGCACCTAAAGTTTTTTCCGGAAGGGGTAAAACAAATTGCCATTCAGCCTTGGCTATTATTTCGCCACGGGTCCATCCCCTCCATTTACCAGTTACTATATCACCTGTCTGTGCCTGTTGTGGATTTTTATTGTAACTTTCCATGGCATACAAAACCAAATAAAATGGTGTTGTAGTCATAGGATACTTACCTAAAGATCTCGGTACTGCTATTGGCATGTATACATACCCTTGAAATGGCTTATAAAACTAAATATTATCCAAAAAATCCATCAAAATATATAGGTGATCATAATAACATAATATGTCGATCCCTATGGGAAAGAAAATTTTGTAAGTATTTGGATGAAAACAAATCAGTTTTAAGATGGGCTAGCGAAGAAATAACAATACCTTACTTGTGCCCAGTGAAAAACAAAGTATGTCTTTACTACCCAGACTTTCTGTTTGAAACGATAGATGACAAACAGGATGTAAAAACATACTTAGTTGAAATCAAACCCAAAAAACAAACAACCCCTCCTACGAATGCTAAAAAAAAGAGCTATTCACAGGAAATGATGATTTATATGATAAATAAATCTAAGTGGAAGTCGGCGGATAAATTATGTGAAGAAAACGGCTGGACTTTCAAAATCCTTACAGAAGACGAGTTACACATCAAATGACCTCATTTCCCACCCCATTTATAAGAAATGCCGTAGAAGCGGGAATCAAAGCAGTTGAAAATAGAACAGGCTCTGACTCTCATTCTATTTCTAGGCTTGTTTCTTCATTGGGAAAAAACGGTCTACAAGACAAAACAAAATATGGTGCTACGATCTATAGCAAAGGAAGTGGTGGGGCGGGTTTTATGTTTTTGTGTGATCCTTATTTAATAGATGTTGTACTCCCTGGTCCAAGGTACACCTTTTATCTTGATAATTATTGGAGAGGAAATCCAGAGTTTAAAAGTCCATCTGGAATAAGATTCGATGAACCTTTAGTTATGACATTCATGGTTCCGTTACATGGGCTAGATACACCTTTAAGTGGTTCTGGAGACAATCTTTTATCCTTTATAAATGCATATCAGAAATCTTATTTTTCCTCTCCGTGGAGAACTCAAGATATGACTCAGAATCAAAATCCATATTTTAAAGCATATGATGTGAAAAATGAACTAGAAATCCATATTCTTTCTTATGGAAAGCAACAACCAACTCCTATAAACAAATACATCTACAATCGTTGTTATTTGGAAAAAATACTTCCATTTCAGTTTTCTGCAACTGAATCAGGATTCCAAACTATGACTTTATCTTTTGTTGTTTCTTCATCGTCATCTTTAGGTTAATGAAAGGGAATTATGTTAAGTGAACTTATAAAAAGCACTCTTCCAGAGTATGAAATAACTTTACCGAAATCAAAGCAAAAGGTCCGATTCAGACCCATGACGGTAAAGGAAGAAAAGGTATTATTGGTCAATCAGCATCATGGACAAAAAAATCACATATATCTTGGAATAAAAAATATAATAGAATCTTGTTTTTCTGGAATTAAAAATACAGATTCGATGGATATCATCGATGTTGAAAAGGCTTTTCTTCATTTAAGATCAAAATCTATAGAGGAAAATTTTAAATTTGGCATAGTATGTCCATATACTGAGGAAAATATAATATTAAAAACATCTATTGATAATTTTAAAGAAATATTTCCAGAAAAGGAAATGAATAAAATTAAAATAAACGACAAGATGACATTAATAATGAAGTATCCGACATTTTCATATCTATTAGAACGATCCGAATCCGGTGAACAAGATAAAGAACTGTTTTTAAATTGCTTTCACGAACTCCAAACTGAGAATGATTCTTATAACAAAGAAACAGTTTCTAAAAACGACTTATCAGAATTTTTTGATCATTTAACAAAAAAACAATATCAGCAAGTATTGAATTTCTTTAATAGCATACCTAGACTGGAAAATGAAGTTAAATATGTTACATCTGATGGAATTGAAAGGACAATAGTAATAAAAGGATTAGACTCTTTTTTCGAATTGGCCTCAGCCACATAAGTCTATCTCAATTTTTTAAATTAATATTCATATTAACACATCTTCATAAATGGTCTTTTACTGAAGTAGAAAATATGATTCCTTGGGAGAGAGAAGTTTATGTCGGACAACTGGGGCAGTTTATAAAGGAACAAAATGAAAAACGAAGATCAAGCTAAAAAATTACCGATAGGAAAAAGAAAAAGAACAGCTAACAATAGTCCAGATCCATTATCATCTGGGTTGATGTTCTTTGCAGTAAAGCATGATCTTCCACCAGAAACAGAAGAGCAAAAGCAAAATTATGTAAAGTCCAAATCAGATAAACTGTCTTCAATTGATCAAAAATTAGATGAATTAAAATTAGCATCTGAAAAGAATTCAAATATAGCGTTTTCAAATAAAAACAATCAATCAACAAATAACATAAACAATCAAACTACCAGGTACAATAATACTGTTGACAACAACTCTGTGAATATTAGGAATGAAGGATCAAAAACAACAAAAAATGATTCTGTGAATTTAAAAACAGAAAATATTCGTAATTTTAAGAGCAATCCAAACACTCAACTGTACTCCTCAAATTATTACAATTTTGATTCTGTAAAAACAACGAATCCGACTTTCATAACAAAAAATGTAAATCCGTATTTGATTGAGACTAAACAAAAACTATATCCAGTCAACTCATATAAAAATGAGTTTTTGTACGATACTAAAAATATAACAAAACAAAATAAAAGTGAATCATCTTCTAATTTTTATGAAAATAGCACAAGGTTTAATCAATTTGGAAATAACAACAGCGAGTCGAATTTAAGCAACAATATTACCAATCAATCCGCTGTGAGTGAAATTTTAAATAAAATATCAAACAGAAATGATACAAAACTCAATACAACCAAAAATACAAACACTGAATTCAATTCACGCAATTCAGAACAGTATGATATAAAGTCTCCTTCACAGTATATCAATACAAATAAAAGTCTTTATGATATAGATAACACTTCAAGTGAATTTAAATCTCCAATGAGATATGTAAAAAATGACATGAATTTTATAAAATTTGATGGAATTAATCAAGAGATTCCTAGTTTTGCTGATGGTGGAAACGCAGTAGTAACTGGACAGTCCTTAATTGAAGTCGGAACTGATAAGAATAATTACCCAAAGACAGAAAAAATAAAAATACAGGCAGATCCAGAAATGGATAAAATTAGAGAGATGGTTCAATTAACTTTAACAACAGAAAAGCAGTCAAAATCTTCAGTCAAATCTGATATAGTAACTGTTCCTGTTGGGGATACTGCTGTTGTTTCTCCTCCTCCATCTGCAAATAATATAACAATAAAAAGCATGAGCACCCTTGATGAAGTGCTCATGCTTTCTACTTTTGTTCCGAGTTGGCGAAGCGGAATAGGCTAATTATTCGTTAGCCAGCTTTTCCAGATAGGACATTGCGTCCATATCATCATCCGGTTCCGGAGAAGACTTCTTCTTACTGGAAGGCTTAGGTGAAATCGGCTCTTCGATATCATCCTCCACAGTTGAATCATCCGTACTAGTATCACGAATATTTGAGCCAAGAACTGTATTGACCTTCTTCTTAAGCTCATCGTAAGACTTGAAGTTAGAAGGATCAGTAAACTCCTTCAGCGGATAAAGCTTATTCCAAAGAGCCTCAAGCTTTTTATCGTCGCTGTCAAACAAGGCAGATGGAGAGTCAAATTCTGACTTATCGTAATTAGTGTATCCAGCCACATTACGAATCTTCATACGGAAGTTAGATCCACCCCACAGATCAAAGGGATTGACTGGCTTCTCGTCTTGGAAATCAGGCTTCATAGCCTCTTGAATCTTATCGAAGATCTTCTTTCCATACTTGAACAGGAAGACCTTGCCGTCGTTCTGGGGATTAGCAGGATCCGAAATCACCAGAATATTAGAGATGTACGAGAGCTTACGCTTACGGTCACGGGCAATGTTCTTATCACTTTCAATACCAGAATTCCAAAGCTCGTTATTGATCTCACAGACAGGGCACTTTTGTTCAATAGCGGTTGGACAATTCTCGATGTACCAACCACCCTTGCCCTTGAATGCATGCGTGTAAGTCTTAGCCCATGGAATATCCTCATTTGCTCCTGCAGGCAGGAAACGAATGACGGCATAACCGCTACCCGTCTTGTCCAACTCCGGTCTCCAGAATCGGTCATCCTTAAAATTTTTCTTGGTTCCGACATCCTGCTCTAGCTTCTTGGCTAGTTGCTCGATACTGTTCTTTGACTTCTTCTTAAAATCGCTAAATGACATATGTGTTTCCTTTCCCAAGGGACTACCTTGGCCTATGGTGTTATTGTAACAGAACTGTAGCTATCTGTCAAGTCAGAATGGAAGCTTAGTTTTTTCTTTTTGAACAAGGTTTATCGATTGACCTTCGATTTTTACCTTTTCAATTAGAGGTTTGCTTAAAAATTTAGCAATAGCCTCGGGTTCTACTTTGTACTCTTCACAGAGGGCTAAAATTGCCTCTATGTACGAGACATTCCACTTTTCGACATATATTTCCACACTTCGTGAGAATTTATTCTTTAAGTCTATTATCATGCTCTTATTATACCACAAAGAAGTAGAATATATAGGTATGACCACAAATTTTCGGAGAAATTTTAATGGCAGATGAAACAGATAATATTCTAATAACCACCGCCGATGGAACTGCCCTGATAGGCTCTGATATTTTTACAAATGACGGTGCAACCGCTCAAGCACAGATTTTCAAAACAAGCTGGGGCGATGACAATTACACATATAAAGTAAATACCAATACTCCCCTTCCTGTAAAAATATATGGTTCTTCCGGAGATTCGAATCGAACCGTAGTTACGGGTGGTGTTTTTGGTCTTGGATCATTTACAGTTCAAAATACATTTTCAACTCCGTTATATGTGGTTGGTGGCACAGGTGGTCCAATTGGTGTGTCTGGTTCTATTCAAGGAATAACAAATGGTGTTCCATTATCTGTAACTGGATCGGTTAGAATATTAGATAATATTGGAATCACTGGTGTTGTTTCTGTGACAGGTGGAAGAGGGTTATCATACGGCACCGACAGTGTAAGAGTATTTGGTGTTATAGGGACAACCCGTGGTTGGAATCTAAACGCAACGGATGATGTTGTAAAAGTCTCTCCCGCACAAGGAGGATTGACTCACTCCGTATACATGGTTGCTGCTAACGGGACTGTGCTTGGAGCAAGCGGCGATGCTTTAAAAGTGTATGTTCAAAATGCTGGTATCACCATCGATGCCACTCTTTCCCCTATTGTGTGGGTAAAGAATGCTACTGGTGATATTTTAAGAACACAAGGAACAACTTGGATTTCAGAAACAAACCCAACCCCTGTAGTTGTCAGAGGAACTAAAGCCTATGCAAAACAAAATGCAGGTATAGATTCTGGTGACATGGTGGTTTCTTTCCAAGGAACCCAACCTGTTCAAGTATTGAATACTCCAAATGTCGATATATCTGGATCTTCGAATGTTTACAAATATCTCCATGGTACTACTGCGATAGGAAATACAGCATCAGTTGGTGTCAATATAGCATCAATACAAACCGCAGTCAGCACAATCAATAATAAATTAAACACATCTATACCAGTAAGAGTTCGAAATGATACCGCACAAACATCTACCATGAAAAACTGGTTTGTGACTCTTATTGCAAGCGATGCTTCCGGTAAATTAATAGCCAATCCAAATGATTTAAATCTAGTTCCTGTTCAAGGTACACATATTAAAAATCTAACTTACTTGAGATCAACAAACGATCCACCACCAGTTACGATTGGAATAGGTACAAGAACAGCTGGGGCTACCGGTGGATTCAATTACAGTCTATACTTAGACCCAGGTGAAAGTATATTCATTCCCATGTCTGTTTCTGGTATATACGCAAAGATAATAGAAAAGAGTGTCGATTCGGCTTACGCAAATCAAACTTATACCAACGCTTTAGGCATCATGTCAATATAAATGTTAAGTTCTAATTACAAGGCAAAACAACCAAAAACATCGCCTTTAGTTCAAATAACAACTAGAGGCGGAATATTTTCTGGTTTAAGTTTCCAAGTAACAAAAGAAAACGATATACAAAAAAGTAATTTCTTATCATCTGTTCCAAGTATATCATTTTCTTTTGATTATAGCCGAGTAATATTTGATTATGGCGAATCGCAAAATGAAAATGATAAGCAATTGATAAAAGCTTTATTTTCAGAAATGGCTCCCGGTACAAATTTTACCGTAAGCCAAGCTGGATTTTTAATTGAAGGATCTGCAACATCCGCTGATCTGGCGGGTACATATTCTTTAATACGATTGGTAGGTAATGCGGTGATTGCAAGACCGGTGACTTTGACTTCTCTCAATCAAAGAATCACCATATATGAAAGTAAATATTTCACAGGAGTTCCACAAATAGGAACTACTTCTATACCTAAGAGTTCTACAGTAAAATACACCATAACAAACAGTTTATTGTCAGAAAAGACAATATCATTTTTTAAATTTGGTGTATATCCAAATGATCTTATCAAAGTAAGTGGAAGTTCTTTCAATGATAAGATATTTAAAGTATTATCTTTAATGAGAAATTCTGATGGTTCGGAAACTATTTTTGTAGATGAAGCATTAACAAACGAGGTTGCATTTGGCAATCCTGTGCTTATTGAATTAATACAGAGTGGACCATATGAATTAAACAGTAAAGAAAAAGCAAATGATAATAACACCGGATCATGTACTTTATCATTTGTAACAGGATCTAGTTTTTGTTATGATAACCACAATGAAAACCAATGTGCAATAAGAGCAGTTGAAAAAGGTGCGACAAACCATGTATGGTCATATGGGGGAGAGTGCAATTCTTCTCTGAATGGCACATCTGTTCAGAGCAAGCCCAGTTCAGCAAGCAAAAAAACTTCAATCAATAGAATTATAAGCTCTGCTGTTAGAAATTTGAGCACATCAAATACTTCAACTACCACTGAAGCCATCTAAAGGCAAGACTCCCCTTTCGAGGAGTCTTGCACCCTGACGGTCCTAAGCGGCATAATTATTTATATTTTTTAGCTCCTTCAGTTGGGCTCGAACCAACGACATTCGAGTTAACAGCTCGACGCTCTACCTGCTGAGCTATGAAGGAAAAATACTCCCACGGGGACTCGAACCCCGAGTCACCGCCTTGAAAGGGCGGGGATTTAGCCGGTTAATCTATGGGAGCGTTTGCCGGGTTTCCCCGGCGTTGAATCACTTGCGATCAGCCTTTTCGCGGTGAAGAGTTTCAACTTCACGACCAACCGTGTCGCTAATATCATCAATGCGACGATTGTTCCAATCATTGCGACGATCAGACACTTCTTCATTGATCTTCAGATAAGCAAGAATCAATGCACACACAAGACTTGCAAAGGCAAACTTGTGATATGCTTGTCCAGCAAGAATAAGGAATCCAGCAGCAGCAGCAAATGCATACGATGTAGTTCTAAAACCAAGTCCAAACATAGTGTACCTCCATGGTAAAAGTTTAATTTTTATTCCAACCTCCGACACAGTATTTAGGAAAGCGGGCGAAGGGGTTCGAACCCTCGACATATAGCTTGGAAGGCTATCACTCTACCAACTGAGTTACGCCCGCGAACATTCCCGACAGGACTCGAACCTGTAACCAACGGTTTAGAAAACCGTTGCTCTATCCATTGAGCTACGGGAATCACGATGTGATTGTATCATGATTCCCCTTTCGTGTCAACACCAATAAATTACTCTTTTTTCTTTATGTCAAATGTGGCGTTTGAATACATGGCTATTTGATCTGATCTAAAATGCCTTATTGATCCACCTTCCTCAAGTATCACACAGAATATATCATTTTCAAATGTTCCGCCATCTCTAACATAAATTGCGTATCCGTTGCCTAATGGTGTAACAACAGGAATCGGATTTTTAAATTCCATAAACATAAAATACCTCCAATAAAAAACAGAGGAAGATTTCTCTCCCTCTGTTCTGTTCAGTGATTCATAATCACTGAGCTGCAGGCACGACATTTCCAACCAGATCAGCCACAAAACGGACTCCGGCGACGAAGAACGGAAGAGTAGCGATAAGGAAGTACCAGTGACGCGGATTTCGCCAACAGAATGCACACGGGGTGCTCATAGGACAAGTCTTTTCATTAGCCATGTTTAGCTCCTTTTAGAAGTTGATAGTAATCCCGCCAGAGACAACACAATTGTTCTCAGGACGGAAGGATTGGAGGTCTTGCCACACTGGAAGATCTACTCCAAAGTCAACGGTAGTCGCAGCAGTTGGCTTCCAGACGACGCTGGGTCCAACGAAGAGCTGCTGTTCACCCGGATCAACGGTATAGTTCTGCTTGACGGTGACGGCACCAACGAGTGCATCGCCCCAAACAGGAACCGAGAGATCCGTACGCATGAAGATGATGTCTGCATCAGTCTGACCACCAAGGTACGGATTGAATGCAGGACCACCGACAAACTTGTACTCGAAGGTTTGAGTGAAGTCAAACTCTGACTTCGCAATCTCATCGAGACCGAAAACGAATCCAACAAAAGGATTCACATTTGCAGAACCGAGTTCACCACCAGCCGTGGGAATTTCAGCTCCACCATTCACATCGAGCCAAGCGGCACCGAATTCAGTAGCCTCTTGCATGACGCGAACAGATGCACCCAGACGAAGATCACCCAGACCAGTAGTATCGGTCAGGTTATCGTTTGAATACACCGGGAGTTCGGCGAAAAGAACGAGCCCTTCGGCAATGCCATGAACACGCAGTTCAGGCACGACCGCGAGGATCGAACCACCGTCTCCCTTGAAGTTGTACAGTGCTGCTTCCGCACCAAAGTCCAACTTCAGACTTCCCAGACCAGTTTCCGGTGCTGGAGCAGGGGTTCCTGCCATAGCCACCGAGCCAACAAGACCAGAAAGTACAGTTGCAAAATTCTTCATAAAATCTCCATTTCTCCCCACACCGTGTGGGGTAAGTTACAAGTATACCAAGTTAATAACACTGTGTCAAGATCAATTATTGAGTTGTTCCGTAATAGTCATTTAATAATATTTTCAAATCATCAACTCCTACTATTCCATCTCTGTTCAAATCATAAGTAGCACCAGTAAGTTCTTTATTCCATTCATCGACTAACATTTTTACATCTGCTTTATCGACTATATCATTATTGTTAAAGTCTCCGGGTAAAGGAATATTTCTATAATCATCTACTGTGATTCCGTGCCAATACTTAATTCCCGGAATAGTATCCCAATTTATCAATGCTGCTTGACCAGCACGATCATTTGGTCTGTTGTAGAATTTATTAAAGACTGCTGCTTCCCATGGAACATATCCTAAGTAATGGCGATCTGTACTATAACTTACCCATTCGTATGGACTGTCACCTATTATTCTATCCACATACTCATGAGTCAAAACAGAACCTTTATCTAAATCTGGATTTGTTCCTTTTGTTCTCTCAATATATTTCATCCAACCGTATAGAGGTGTAACCAAATTTTCAGCTATTGGTGCATATGTTGTGGTCGGAGAAAGATTTGCATCTGCCATACCTTTAAAACGAGTTGGACCTATTAGATAGAAAATTTCACCAACATTTCTCTCTATAAAGCTTATCATTTCAAATGTGGTTGTCGTATCAGGCTGTCCGTGTTGCCATGGTCTATCTAAAATAAATCCATATCCTGTGGCATTCGGTTGATTGTCTGCTTTGGAATTTCTAAAGTCACCCCAAGATTTTATAATCCTGTATAAGGTATCTCCGGCTCCCGGACCAGAAATTACTTTGATGTAGGAATACCAGAAAGTTGGTGCTTTTCCATCATGTGATGCAGCCCATTCTTTATTTAAATCTGGTGGAACCGTATTCCATTGAATTTTTGCAAAATTTCCTCTGAACGACAGACTTGACTTAAATGTATTGATCAATCCAAATTCGGTATTTTCATTTGTTTGTTGTAAGTTTGCACCTGCCCCAGAAAAAGTTCTTCTGTGAGTTCTTCCCAAAGTTCTATAATCTAAAATACTTCCAACTTGATCTTTGACTTTATAGTAACACTGAGATTCCAGTGCAGTCTGCAGTGCTAACCATCTTTTCTTTGCAGTAAGCCCTTCTGCCCCTTGTGTGAAGGGATCACCGTAAAGATCAATCATATTTCGAGTTTTTTCACTTACTGTTAATTCACCCTCTGACTCACCATCTTCATCTTCTAACTCTGCTCCCGCCCCGCTTTCATTTAAATATGCTGTTGTTCTTACATTATCTTTAAGCATTTCTGATTCTGGTGCTTGTAAAGCAGTCACACCCAAGAAGTACCCTGCAATAATTGACCAAGGACGAGCAGAACATGGTTTTTGTCCTGCACCACTTGAAGTAGATGCAAACGATTTTATAGAACCAAACGCATCAATACCCCATTGTACTACAACTTTGAGATTTTCTAATCTTTGTGCATCTGAAACATCAACAGAATATAAAGTTGCCAAACGAGATACTAGTGGTTTTTGATAATATGCTCCATAAGCAGAAATATCACCCTTTACACTTGCTGGATATAATGGAAGTGCCTGAGAATAATTTGTTCCTCCACCGAACGGCATTCCATAACAGAAAGTCTTAAATGAAGGATCGTTTGTGAAATTTGAAACTTTTTGTGTTGGTGCTGGATTTGGAATTAATTCTTCTTGTGTAGGACGATTAGTTATTTTAGACACTGGATAAATTGGTCTGCTTGCTTCTTGTCCCTCTGGCCAAAGGACAGGGGGTCTGAATGAAGTTGATGCTGGTGCTGCATTCAAAACGAACAATGTTCCATACGACAATGCACACGATCTACTTCTTATTCTTTGATAAGGAAATCCAGTTGCTCTCTTGATGTCCCACGCGAAAGAGGCATCTCTGTTAAAGTTTGACCATTGTACAACCAAAACATCGCCAGTTGTAACATTTATACCACCGCTTTCAAGTTCTGTTTTTGTTTCCAAGAACTTGGTCAAATTAAAGTTTGGATATGATGAATCTAAATTTGTTGGTCTGGGAACTTTTACATTTTTTTTGGTGACTGGATCTCTTACATTTGTGAATCGTATCCAACCTTCGTCGAATGTACCAAAACTTCTAGAATCAAATGCGGTATTTTTATCTCTTTTAACTCCGGTTGAACTATAATCATGCATTCCTTTTGGATTTTTCATCAAACCATTGATATAAAGTTCTCCCTTAAATCCCGGTTTCTTAAAATATCCAAGTTCAATATCAGAAATTACTCTATTTGCGGTTTCAGTTCCATGTTCAGATATCATCTCAACATTGGTAAGTTTAAGTCCAGTAGCATTTATAACATACGGACTTCCGTCCCAAAAAGTTCCAGTTCTTCCTGTTAAATTTTGATTGAAGGTCCATCTATAAGTTACTTTATTTGTTGCGTGTGTGATTTGGTTTGACATTTTTCTTTTCCTTTTTAGAAAATATTTTGTCCCAATTCTGGGACCATTTTTTGTAATCTACTTTTCTATATGTATCACCTTTACCGGCACTGTGTTTTCTGCTCATATTATCTCTTTTTTGGTTTTGGATTATTTATAGGCGGAAGAGGAGGTTGTGGTTGTGGTTTAAATATAGAATTTTCTAATGTATATTCTCCCCAGTTTGACATCAATATTCCCATGTCTCCTGCGTCAACAAATCCATCTCCGTCCAAATCATATTCTTTATTATCAGTTCCCCATGCAGCCAACAGTGAAGTTTGGTCTCCTGCATCTACTTTTCCGTCTTGATTATAATCTCCTAGCCTTGCAGATAATTTAACATATTGAATAGAATATTGTGATCCTATTTCTTCTTTTAATGTATTTATTAATGCTGGAGGTATAATATGTCCACCATATGCCAGCCCCACAAGAATTGTGTTTCCGGCTTTATCAAGGACAAAAGTAGGAGAACCGCTGTCTCCACTAAAAACATTGGGTGATTGTGGTGGTCCAGACATTCCGTTAAACGGAAGCCCTTCGTTATAACCCATTCCATCGTCTAGGAAAGGTTTTGATGTCCAAGTGGTGGGGTCTGTATTTACAGTACCATCGGATGTTCTGCTGTCTTTTAATCGTGTTCTGTAGATCCTACATTGTCCGTCCTGCATCCACATTTCTGTTTCTTTTGGAATATAACGAACATCTGCTATTTTTGAATAAATTTTCACATCGTCTGCTGGGAATTCCGTTTCAAATTCCACCAGACGGATATCATAAGGATTTAATTGTTTTGTTCTTTTGACTTTTCTGGTATAAGTATTTTCGCTTTTTCCTAACCATTTAAGTTCATTTACTTGAGATGGTATAGCAGCATAGTAGTGTTGGCATATTAAAGCGTGTTTTGGTGTTATTAAAACAGCGGCAAAATATCCATTATTCCAATAATTAATATTTTCCCAATCGGATTGTCCATATGAGGATCTATTGTTAAATCTTTGATTTTTTGCAGCACAGCCCGAAAAATCTACATTGTATTGTGCAGCGGCACAATGTGAGTTGTAAGAAACAGGAACACCATCTTTCTTTGGATTCAAAGAAACAGATGGTGAAAAAATATGAAGATCGTGATATTCTCTATTATAGTTTTTGAGTACAGCCATAAATAACCTCCATTGTATTTATGCCTAATGTATAAATACTAATATGCTAACATTCTCACAGTTTTTAAATGAAGGTGATCAAAAATATCTTTATGGTATAAACCATACAGATCGTAGTGCTCCATTTGAAATCATTAAATTGGCACAAACATTAGGATATAATGTCTCTGATCAAAAAGGTGGGCATGTTCAAATACATCATCCAGAAACTGGAGAACATGTTGCTGTGGTTAGCATGGGAACTGGTGGAATAAAAAGATATAGAGATGCATTAAAACAAATTCATGACCATCAAATGAGTATAGATGGTTTTAGTGGATTTGATCACACTATGCACACAATAAAGAAAGAATTAAGAACAAGAGATGTTCAAATCGATGATACTGAAATTCGCCGCAGAGGTATGGAAAGACAAGCACAAGATATAAAAAAACCAGATAAAGGAAGACAGTGGTTTGATCGTTGGAGATCAGAAAATCCAGATTTAAACCCCTAATTTTATCGTCTTGTTGCAATAGTCGTACATAGCAATTGAACTTGCACATGCGACATTCAAACTACGAACAGATCCATATTGCTTAATGTAGAGAGTGACATCACAAATGTCAAGAATCTCGATGGGCACACCCACCTGTTCCTGACCCATCACCATCACAACATGCTTATCGGTAGGCCAATCGAATTCGTCAATAGGCTTCGAGTCGGGAACATTATCGATTCCGACCACGAATTTATCTGACAGGTACGCTCGCACATCGTCATACGAAGGTAGATGTCGGAATCGAGTGTAATGATGGGTTCCAACCGTGCCCCTGCGGTCAAACTGCTTGGACCCGTATAGTAATACTTCGGAAGCGAGGAAAGCGTTTGCATTGCGAATAACACTTGCAATATTAAAATCATTGTAAAGGTTACAACAAAGTACGCTAAAATTATGCCTGCGAGAATCAAGTTCAGCGAGAATAGCATCATGGTTCCAATAGTGATAATGATCAATTAGATTTCGAGTTTCCTTTGAATCGCTCATACCACACTCCATCTATAATCACAGGACCATCCATCGTTTGAACTTTATTCGTGGTGTATGTACTCTTGCGTTTCATGTACTTGCAGATGCTTTCCATCTCTTCAAGACATTCAAGAGCATCTGACTTCTTAGAATAAAGCAGAGTACCAGTGCATGCAGAGTTATTCTGATAAATCGTGTCACTTAGGTAATTCTCGTTTCCTGCGTCAATTGCATAATACTTCTTCATAATAGGACGGATTGGATTCGAACCAACTGCCAAGCGATTATAAGTCGCTCTGGGCATCCAACACCCCCCCGTCCCAACAATACTATTGTACCAGAATTTTTATATCAAGTCAAGACTCAGTTGTAATTCTGACTTTTGTTTTCTTGGTGGAACAATGGCCATTATCATCCATCATGAGATAATTCGACTTCTGTCGATCTTCATCATGACCAAGACGATAATTAATTTGCTCGATGTTTACAGACTTAAAGTGCTGTTGCATATCATCGCTAAGAATCATCTTGTCGATAAGAGCTTGTGCTTGTTCAACAGCATGCTCAGTATTGATTGCGGAGATAGGAATATCGATGAACAATCGAAACATATTAGTCCCTCAGAAAACGAAGAATCTCATCTTCGTGCAGAACAACTAGTGAACCATCAGAGAGGCGAACGCGATAATCTTTTTCGCCCGCTTTCGATTCAACGATTCCGCTTTCTCTACTTTCGACAACAATAACTCTAGAACCTTCTTCGATCATACTTCCTCCAATTTGAAAATACCTTCATCAGTAGTGTACCAAATAGTACGGAACAACACTTGACACCATGGCATGCACTTATCGCATGGACGGGACATTCTCAATTCACCAAAACGGTTGAACCGAACATTGATTAAGTCAAGCTTCGGTCGCTTCTTGAGAAGCCCCTTATCCACACGAAGAAGTGCATCCAATTCACTATGCATTTCATCGTAAGGATATCCGATCTGCTTAGCCTTCGGATGAGTGGAGCCAAAGGAATTCGTGCCTACTCCAACGACTCTTTTCTTATGAAGGATAATCGAGACATGTTTCTTCTGTCGCTCGATATCCAAGCAGATCGGATATGCCATATCGATGTACTTTCGCACCTTATCAGAAGTCACTGTGGACTCCTAGATTCAGGGTGCTCCAGTGATTTTTAGTTGTGGACCCGATCCTGCTGGCGGAAGAACAATACCGCTAGAAGCTGAAATATATTGATTCTTCATTTCACTATCGGGATCAAGAACAAACATGACATAGTTGCTGGAAATTGCAACTCCACTTTCCGTATTTGCATACGGAAGCCACTTAGCAAATCCCAACTTACCCTGACCCAGCGGAACAAGAATCATAGGATCCTTTACAACGACACCGGTTGCAGTATTCTCGCACTTCGCAAGAATTTCTT